TGATTGCTACTGTACCATGGTCGTGTAAAGCAAAGGGAACATTCTTAGCATTCCCTTCTTTTTTATTTCATCAAGTGACACCTGTATTAGCAGGTACACGCATTTCATTAGTTGGATGGGTACAAGGTTTCCCATATAGATAATGAAATTGAAACTAACCAAAGTGGACGAAGTCCATATGGTAATCGATGCTGACGATAGTATCTATCGCGAATTGTTTGACTTCTTTTCTTTTGAAGTTCCTGGAGCAAAATTCATGCCAGCAGTTCGCAATCGTTTCTGGGATGGATACATCCGTCTATTCGATATCAAAACCCATAAGATCTATATGGGTTTATTCCCTTACATCTATCAATTTTGTAAAGAACATAACTATGAATTAGAAACCGATGGTCTAGTAAACTATGCGGAGAATCGCACACTTGAAGAAATCAAAGAGTGGGCAAAAACTTTAGATCTACCCTTTGAACCCAGAGACTATCAGTTAGAAGCAATACAAAGGGCAGTATCTAAGAATAGAAGATTGCTAGTATCACCAACTGCTAGTGGTAAGTCTTTGATCATATACATGCTTCACAAATGGTATGAGCATAAAAAGGCAAGAGCAACAGGTGATGATGATTGTAAAACATTGATCATCGTACCAACCACTTCATTGGTTGAGCAAATGGCAAAAGACTTTGCGGAATATGGTTATGATCAACCCATATGTAAGATCTATTCAGGTCAAGAACACTTCGATGCTAATGTGACTATATCTACATGGCAATCTTTTAGTAAAGCACCCAAAGAATGGATGAACCAATACGATGTAGTGGTGGGTGACGAGGCACACTTGTTTAAGGCAAAGACACTTACAAGTATCTTAGAAAAGATGAAGAATGTCACTTACAGGTTTGGAACTACAGGTACATTAGATAACAGTCAAGTGCATAGGTTACAATTAGAAGGATTGTTCGGACCATTCACTCAGGTGGTATCTACCTATGATCTGATGGAAGAGGGAACAGTTGCTAAGTTGGGCATACATTGTTTGATTTTAAATCACCCCAAACAATCAAAGATGACATACCAAGAAGAAATGGATTACTTGGTATCTAATGAGAAACGCAATAAGTTTATTGTCAATCTAGTTAAAAGTTTAAAGGGGAACACACTCGTGTTGTTCCAATATGTTGAGAAACATGGAGTTGTACTTTACAATATGATGCAACCCATATTAAAGGAGAAATTACATTATGTTTATGGTGGAACTGATGCGAAAGATCGTGAGCAAGTTAGAGGATTGGTTGAGAAGAGTAGAGATGCTTGTATACTTGCATCCTATGGGACATTCTCTACTGGGATTAATATTCGTCGTATTGATAATATTGTATTTGCTTCTCCAAGCAAATCTAAGATAAGGAATCTGCAAAGTATCGGTAGAGGACTGCGTATAAGTGACGATAAGACTGAAGTTAAATTGTACGATATTGCTGACAATCTTAATGGTGATAACTACACGATTCGTCACCTTCGAGATCGTATAAATATCTATACAACTGAAGGATTCGATTACCAAATACATGAAATCAAACTATGAAGCAACCCCAAAAAGATACGAAGTGATCAGGTTTAAGAACGGACAAGAAATAATTGGTATGGTAAGGGAAAGAGATTCTGGAGGTTGGATTCCACAGAGGGGTATAGAAGTATGGGCACCCATGTCTGTATCCTTATCGTCAATGCCTGACAACAAAGAAACAATCGCAAACTTTATGCCTTTTACAGCATTGGCAGAAGAAGCAGTGCTATTCTTTAAAGAAGAAGATATTCTGTTTAGAGCAATAATGAATCCAGAATACATAAAACTATATGATGCCGCAGCAACAGAATGGATGAAGATTTTAGAAAAACGAATGTTAAACCCCATTTCACAACAGACTGGTCAAAAACGAGTCAGAGAGTACTTAGATAAGACTGCAAGATCACTCGCAGAGGAATACTTACTCAACGATGATACTGTGGATGATATCCAATCTAAATCGAAACGATTTGAAGATAGAGTCTTAACTGATGATGACAAAATACATTAATGGCATATTCAAGTAAAGTAGTAGATAGATTTGAGGATGTGCTGAAAAACCCAGAAGCATTTTCCGTCGGACGATTCGATCCTAAAGTACAGAATGTTGGTACAGGTATGGTAGGAGCACCAGCATGTGGTGATGTCATGAGACTACAGATCAAATGCCAACCTTACAATAACACCTATATAATAGAGGATGTAAAGTTTAAAACCTATGGGTGTGGATCAGCGATTGCTTCCTCTTCGGAACTCATTGATATGCTTATAGGTAAAACACTAGAAGAAGCAAAGGAAATCAAAAACAAAGACATCGCAAATGCCCTGTCTTTACCATCCATTAAGATCCACTGCAGTGTACTAGCAGAAGATAGCATTAGACGTGCTATTGAAGACTTTGAATCGAAACTATAGATAGTCCATATATAATATACTCCACCCTCTGGGGCATATTAATTGTACTACGACTTTTGTAATCCGCATAGTGGGTTTTGAAAAAAAGATAGAGTTTTTTTATACGATGAAAATTCCAAAAACACCTTTACAAAACACTGTATTCACAATATGATAGTTATATTGGTAGGAGAAATACATGACGAAAGTTGCCCCAATACATTATGTTAACAATAAAGAGTTTACTCAAGCAATCATTGAGCATAACCAATCAGTCAAAGAAGCGATAGCAAAAGACAAAACACCACCAAGAGTGACAGAGTACATTGGTGAGTGCATCTATAAGATTGCTACTCGTTTATCTACTAGACCTAACTTCATCAACTATACCTATAGAGATGAAATGATTTGTGATGGAATAGAAAACACTTTACAATACATCAACAATTTCAATCCTGAGAAATCAGCGAATGCTTTTGCTTATGTAACACAGATTTGCTACTATGCATTCTTAAGAAGAATACAAAAAGAGAAAAAGCAATCCAAGATTAAACAAAAACAAATAGAAAATGCTGGTGTAGACTTTGCAACCTATGCTACTATAGATGGTGTAGAAGATCCAGCATTTGTAAACTCAGCAGTAGAATGGATGAAAGAAAACATGCTTTCTGAAGATACTGCTTATGACACTCGTAAAGCGAAAAAAGAAAAGAAAGGCAAACTAGACAAATTTGTAGATGAAGATAGCAATTCTTAATGATACACATGCTGGGGTAAGAAATGACCTCCAAGCAATGGGTGAGTATCAGGGAAGATTCTATAATGAAATCTTTTTCCCATACTTAGACGAACACGATATCAAACATATCATTCACTTGGGTGATTACTTTGATCGTCGGAAGTTCATCAATTTCAAATCATTAGCAACTAACAAAGCACATTTCATTGATCCCATGATAGAGAGGGGGATTACGATGGATTTGATACTTGGTAATCATGATACATTCTATAAGAATACCAATGAGATCAATGCACCTGAGTTGCTACTATTCAAACACGATAATATCAAAATTGTTGCTGACCCAATTGTTAAAGAGTACGATGGGTTTGAAATAGGGTTAGTTCCTTGGATATGCCCTGACAACTATGATAGAAGTATCGACTTTATCAAAACATCTACTGCTACTACATTAATGGGTCACTTTGAAATCGCAGGTGCTATTATGATGCCAGGAATGGCATGTCCTCATGGACTTGACTTTAAACTGTTTGATCGATATGACAGTGTATTGTCTGGTCACTTTCATCATAAGTCACTACAAGGTAATGTAAGATATCTAGGATCACAAATGGAGTTTACATGGTCAGACTTTGGTGATGAAAAACATTTCCATGTATTTGATACTGAAACAGCAGAACTCTCTTCAGTAAAAAACCCATTGAAGATGTTTAACAAAGTCTTTTATGATGATGTTGAAATGAAACATGATGACTTATTGTCACAAGATTTTAGTGAGTTGCAAAACACCTTTGTAAAGGTGATTATCGTAAACAAAGAAAATCCATATACATTTGACTTGTTTATGGAAAAGGTTAATGCAGAAAACCCTGTTGACCTTAAAGTGGTTGATGACAACCATCACATGGATATGTTGAGCGATGATGATGTATCGGATGCTGAAGATACACTCACCATACTGACTAAGTATGTTGACTCGCTAGATATCAATGGGGATAAGAGCAAATTAGATACTTTGCTTAAGACCCTTTATAATGAAGCACTTGAACAAAACAATTATCTATGATTACATTTAAGAAAGTTCGTTGGAAGAACTTCCTTTCAACAGGTAATACATTTACTGAAGTTGATCTAAACAAACATGGCACCACACTTATCGTTGGTGAAAATGGTGCTGGTAAATCTACCATTCTAGACGCACTTTGTTTTACCTTATTCAATAATGGATTCCGAAATGTTAAGAGGGATCAGTTTGTTAACTCAATCAATAAGAAGGATATGCTTACAGAGGTTGAGTTTACCATAGGAAGTAAAGAATACTCGGTAAGACGAGGGCATAAACCATCTATCTTTGAAGTGTACTGTAATGGTACAATGCTTAATCAAAACGCAAACAAAGCAGACTATCAGGAAATCCTAGAAAAGGATATTCTTAAGATGTCACATAGATCATTTACTCAGGTCGCAGTACTTGGTTCTGCTAACTTTACCCCATTCATGCAGTTAAAAACATATGAGAGAAGAAGAATCGTAGAAGATCTACTAGACATTAGAATCTTTTCAGTCATGTATGATATAGTTAAAGGCAAGAATCGTACACTACAGAGTGAGTTGACTGAAATCAACTCTGAGATCAAAGTTGTTAATGAAAGGATTACAGGTCTTAACAACACCATTAAGTCTTTACAAGAAAACAAAGATAAGAAAGTCAATGAGTTCAAAGCAACTGTAGAAAAAACTCAAAACCATATTAAAGAACTGTTAAGTCAGGTTGGGGTTAAAGAGCAAGAAGTTGCCGATCTAAATGCTACCATAGAAGATGGTGGTGATCTCAAACAGAAACTTGATAAGTTGCTGTTGCTTGAAAAATCTATAGAAGACAATCGTAAAAAGATACGCAATGAAATTGAGTTCTTACAAAACAACGATAACTGCCCAACATGTAAGCAAGGTATCGATGAAAACCATAAGAAAGACCATGGTGCGGAAAGAACAGAAAAGATCAAAGAACTAGAAGATGGTCTAAAAGATATTGATGCTAAAGTAAGATCGATTAGTGATCGACTTGAAGAGATAAGTAATATACAGAAACAAATATCCACCATTCAAAATGAGATTGGTGTGGTCCATTCAGAAATAGTATCCAATCAAAAGTACAGCACCAAACTACAAGAAGAGATTGAAAACTTACAGCAAGAGTCAGACAATGCTAGTGATTATGAGAAGGCATTAAAAGATAACGATAAGTTGCTAAACTCTTACAACAAGAACAAAGAAGAAATGGTAGACGCAGCATATTACTATGACACTGCCATGAAAGTTCTAACAGACTCAGGTATCAGAACTCGAGTAATCAAGCAGTTCTTACCTATTATGAACAAACTCATAAACAAGTATCTAGCAAGTATGGAGTTCTTTATTGACTTTAACTTAGATGAAGAGTTTAAAGAAACTATCCGATCGAGGTTTAGAGACGACTTTGCTTATGCTAACTTCTCAGAGGGTGAGAAGATGAGGATTGACTTAGCATTACTATTCACATGGAGGGCAGTTGCTAAGTTGAGAAACAGTGTAAATACTAATCTATTGATCTTAGATGAGATTATGGATTCTTCATTAGATGAAGCAGGAACAGAAGAGTTTCTACGCATCATACGAAATCTAACTGAAAATCAAAATACATTTGTGATCAGTCACAAAGGTGAAATACTGTATGAGAAGTTTGATAATGTCCTCCGATTCAAGAAAGATAAAAATTTTTCAACTATTTCTTAAAACCCACTTTACAACAGTGGACAACTAACGATACAATATAACCATATGAATATCTTAATACCCACATACATGCGTGAGACCGATCAACGATGCTGGGACAATATGCCTGAAGATATACGAAAGAGGGCATTCCTATGTTCCAGAACTGATCGTGTAGAGATCTTGCGTGAAAACTACCCAGATGCTAACATTATCGATATTGGCGAGACCGATGGTATTGCTGATGTAAGGCAAAGACTTGTTAACATAGCAGGAAACAGAAAGATTATGATTGTTGACGACAGTTGTACCTTTATGTATCGCGATGAGGAAATGAAACTCAAAAAGATGGAAGACCCTGCTATGTGGAATGAAATGCTAGATATGGTTGACACTATGCTAGATGACTATGCATGGGTTGGTATATCAGATAGAGCAGGTAATAATCGCATAGAAGAAGATTTTACTGAGATCACTAGATCCTATTCTTGCTATGGTATTAACACCAAGATGTTCAATCAAAATGGTATATCATTTGATGGTATGTGGAAAGAAGATAAAGAACTCAAACTATTTGAAGACTTCTATGCTGTTCTTAGTATGTTAAGCAAAGGTATGAAGAATGCTGTTATCTATAAGTATGCATTCAATCACCCACATGGTAAAGAAGGTGGGAACTCTACATTTAGAAATGAAGAATTACAACAGAAATGTTATCAAGCATTATCTCGTAAGTTTCCAGGAATTATCAAACTCAAAGTAAAAGAGAACGCATCTTGGACTGCAGATAGTGAGAACACTTCTAGAACAGAGGCAATTATAAGTTGGAAAAAAGCATACAACGAAAATACAGGAGCATCACTAGATGATTTCTTCGGTTAATCTAATCATACCAGCAGCAGGTGCTGCCACCAGACTAAGACCATTATCGGCAAACACATCTAAGGTAATGGTGCGTGTAAATGGTAAACCATGCTTGGATTACATTATAGATCAAGCATCTAAGATCACTAATCTAGAGCAAGTGATAGTTGTAGATGGTAAATTTGAAGACATAAGAAATTACGCAGAGAGAGTTCATCCTGAAATTACTTTCGCAAATCAACCTGATCTAAAAGGTCCAAGAGATGCTATTGCTATTGGTATGAACGCAATTACAAACACTAGTGTACCCACAGTTGTTTGGTTGGGTGATGCTATCATATTAGAAGATGATATACCATTAGGAACTGACTTCTTACTATGTAAAGAGGTGAGTGATCAATCAGCATGGTGTATGTGGGATGGTATGGAGTTCTACAACAAACCATCAACCACTATCAGTAATGCTGTTGCTTTAGTTGGGTTGTATTCATTCTCAGATACTGAAAGAGCAATCAGAGCATTTAATGAAGTAGACGGATACGATATATCCGAATCTTTAGAAGTGTATTCTAATCGATACGAAAGAGTGAATACAGATAAATGGTATGACATTGGTGATCTACCAACATACTACAAGACTTGTGCTCAATTACTTAATCTAAAATCCAGATACTTTAATAACATGGACTTTGATCATGAGTTGGGTGTGCTAACCAAAACCCCCAATTATCATGTACCAGAATCTGTTAAAACTTTGCAGTCTGAAATCTCATGGTATAACGAACTAACCAACGATCAGAAATGTTTTACACCAAGAGTCTTTAACATTTGGTCAAGTGATAGTTTAACTATGTCTTTTGAGTCAGGAACATTATTATCTGATCTAATGCTATACGAAGATCTTACTGAGTCAGCATGGAAATACATTATAGATAAGGTGTTTACAATTAAACAAAAATACTTTAACACCAGATGTTCTAATAAAAAGTTCAACGCAGAATTTGCTTTAGTTGCTCATAATATATGGTATGGTAAATCTTCATCTAGATTAGAGCAATATTCATTCAGCGATGAAGTAAATGAGAAGATTCTAGAATTTGCGAAACAAATAGTGTGTGCCACCTATCCGATTGAGGGTATGCATGGTGATCTCCACTTCGGAAACATTCTATATAATCAACAGACGGATCAAATTAAGTTGATTGATCCACGAGGTAATTATGGTGGGTACATTGGAACCTATGGCGATAACCTTTATGATTGGGCGAAACTAGCACACGATCTTTATCATGGTTATAGTGCTATGGTCGCCAACACAAAACCAAACGAGATAGTAAGAAAAGTGTTCTTAGAGAAATTAAAAGAAACAAACTTGCCTACAGATTTGGTTCTCAAGGGTGGATTGGTATTACTTGCTACATGTATACCACTACATTCTGATGACCCAGATAGACAAGATAGATTTAGGAGTTATGTTGAAACCGAAATCAATAGTTTTTGATCTAGACGATACCATTTGTTTTCCAAACTTGGATATACAAGATACAAATGGTAGATATGCTATGGCAAAACCAAACATGCCTGTAATAGTTAAGATGCGTGAATTAGAAGCAATGGGTTATGAAATTATCATATCTACTGCTCGTAGAATGCTTACACACAATGGAAATATAGAAGCAATTATTGAAGATGTAGGTGATGTTACACGTGAGTGGTTAGATAAATACAATGTACCATGGACTAAAATTGAATTTGGTAAACCATACTCCTCAACTTACTATGTTGATGATAAAGCAATGAGACCTGAAGAATTTTTAGAAACCAACTTTACAACACCAGAAGAATCGGATACAATATAATTATGACAGTAGAAGTAATACAAGCAAGGTCTAAGCATGATTGTGAACATCTGTTGGGTAAATTCCTAGATGATTCTCATTATGACTTAGTAGTTGAAAATGATACAGATTTCTATGCACCTCCAACATTGACAGATGAAAAAAGCGAAGCGAACATTATGTTCAAGTTTCGCAAGAATGTTTTCACTGCTAAAGAAATGGAAGACTGTTACAATGGTCTCATAGGTGCTGCCCAAGAAACTCATAATAGAGGACTTGCTGCTGGACCAAGAGGTGGTCAACAAGGCAATAGAGATTGGGTGACTGATTGTCAGTTAGAAATACTTGATCATTATATGTCAGGTGGTGGTTCATTGTTTAGCGATGAAGACCCTGTACAAGAAATACTCGATAGATGGGAAGGAGATAATTCAGTTCCAACAAGAGGAATGGTTTGGTTGAGAAACAAGATTAAAGATAATCCTGACTTTGAATACGAAGGATTCTTTGAGAACATACTTGCTAAACTGAGAGCAATGTCAGCAGATGATGCCAAAGAGTATGCTACTGATATCGCAAAAAACTATATCTCAGAAACATCATATGCTCAGGCAGTTAACAGTGGTATCGCTGGTTTCTTCGATAGATATCCTAGAATACCTTATTGCCGACCCACTGCTTTTACTGAGCAAAATCCTGAGAAGTTTGAGATGGCATTCCCATTCTTAAACAGAATCGACTCTTACTTCAAAGATCTACTCCCTCAACGATATACTTCTCAAAGAGAACATGCCGATAGACTAGATCCTAAGTTTCTAATCTCAGATACAGTGTTTACCACTGCTACAGTTAACAAAACATTTAGAACTGCTGCCCACAGGGATGCTGGTGATCTAAGTTCAGGTTTCTCAAACCTATGTTGTATCACTAATGGTAAAGATTTCAAAGGTGGTTATCTAGTTCTACCTGAGTTTAGAGTGGCAATAAATATTCGTCCTGGAGATTTATTGCTTATAAATAATCATGAGGGTATCCACGGAAACACTGAAATCGTAGGAGATGAAGGATTTGAAAGAATGTCCATCGTTTGCTACTTCAGAGAAAAGATGCTAGAGTCAGGTTCGTTTGAATATGAACAACTAAGAAAGCAGTTTGTTTATGCTAGAAAGAACAACCAAGAGCATTCTGATTGGCGACCATTATGGAATGGTATCTCGCCATCAATGTGGGAATCTCAAGAGTGGGATGACTATCTTGTACAGTATGGTTTCCCACCAGATAATGAACGAAGTTCACTAGAATCATTTTTTGGATAATATATGTATCAAATAGTAGAAGAATCAGCAAAAGTATTAAGAGAACCAACACAACAGTTCGATTTTGATAATCCTATCGTAGATCCTGTTGAGTTAAGAGAAAAACTTACTGAGACCATGTATAAAGGGCAAGGTCTTGGACTGTCTGCTAATCAGGTAGGAATACCTGCTCGAGCATTTGTCATGAGAACTGCCGAAAAAGATGATGCTGTAATCTGCATCAATCCCACTGTTAGAGCATGGTCTAAAGAAAAGGTATTAATGGAAGAAGGATGCCTATCCTTTCCTGGACTTTTCGTAAATATAAGTAGACCTGCCACAATAGAAGTAGAATTCTATAATGAGAAAGGCGAAAAGCAAGAAGCGAAATATGCTGGGATTACTGCTAGGTGTTTTCAACATGAGTTGGATCATTTAGATGGTATATTATTCATAGAACATGCATCGAGGTTGAAACTTGAAAGAGCACAAGCAAAAAGAACTAAAAGAGCAAGAGAACAAAGAAGATTCGTTGAGAGACTTCAAAGTTTTAGAACTGTCTAATTGTCTTACAGAAGACGAATGTAATCACTTAGTTCAATTCCACAAAACACATCAGCACTTAGTCACTTTCAATGATCCTGCCCAACACTATAATGGCAGGAGAATACCTTTAGAAAACATTAAGACATATGAAGTGCGACGAGCAATTCGTAAAGCACAGTATGTTGCCATATCAAATATATTTGCTTCATATAAAGATCAAGTGTTCCCAGAACAAGCAGAGATTATGAGGTGGAAAGTTGGCATGGATCAAAAACCCCATATCGATAAGATGGCTGGACTTGATGGCGATAAGGTGATCGATGTCTATCCTGAAACTGCATGGGCAGCAATCGTATATCTTAATGACTCCTATGAGGGTGGAAGAACTTTCTTTGAGTCTTGCCCCGAATTACCACTCGGATATGAAATCAAACCAGAAAGAGGTAAGATAGTCATGTTTGAGGGTATGGAGTTTTATCATGGTGTCACCAAAGTACGAAGAGCAGAGCGATACACTATTGCTATGTGGTTTACTCGTAATTGGAAAACCATGGCACCTGATTTAAGAATCTAACTTTACGACACCCATCGCTTTTTAGTATGATACTAAAATGGCGAAAAAACCAAAATACACCGAGTTCCCCAATCCTACATCTAAGGCAGGGGAGTTAATCAAACGCAGAAGATTACAAATGCTAATTCATAGTTGTTGTTACTATGAATTGGATCATGAGTTAATCACTGACCACCAATGGCAAGATTGGGCAAACGAACTTGCCGACCTAATTAAAGAACATCCCGACGCATACTCAGATTCTTATGATGAGCATTTTGAGGGATGGGATGGAACCAGTGGTTATAACTTACCACACAGGGATCCATGGGTATTGGGTAAGGCACAATCATTAATAAAACGATCACAGGGGTTTACGACACCCTCTACTTTTTAGTATCATATAATAATGATAAAACATAAAGATAACCTTGCGAAACTACTTGCCACTGAAAATGTTACAGTGCAGTATAAAAACTGTCAAACAGCAATGTTTGATGTTCAGAACAGAGTAATCACTCTGCCTATATTTAAAGACGATTTGTCTGAACCTCTACTTGACCTTTTTATTGGTCACGAGGTATCACACGCACTTCATACTCCTTTAGAAGGATTACATGAAACTGTAAGCAACAAACCTGTTCTTAAAGGTTATCTTAATGTTATAGAAGATGTACGCATTGAGAAAATGATCAAAGCAAGATATCCAGGACTTAAAGCAAACATGAAGAAAGGTTATGCTGAGTTAATGGATATAGATTTCTTTGGTGTCAAGAGAATGGGTGATGATCACGTGTTATCACTTATTGACAAAATCAATCTTACTACTAAAGTTGGTGAGTTCTTAATGCTAGACTTTACTGACGAAGAAAGATCATTCTTAGATAGAGCATACCTAGTGGAAACTTGGGATGATGTAGTAGCATTAGCAACTGAAATCTATGAGTGGTCAGAAGAAAACGAAAACAAAGAAGATGATCCCGAGCAGGAACCTGAAGAAGTAGAACTAGAAGATGAATATGGTACTGATCAAAACTCATCATCAACAGAGGAATATGGTGAGGATGATATTCCTGAGGATGTCGAATCTAATGTACGAGCAGCAGGTGAAGATGCTAGGAATGCTATGACTGAAGAGTATGCTCATAAGTTCGAAGAAATGGAACTTAGAGATAACTCACAGGGAGCAATTAACATTCCTTCTGATTACTTTGAGCATTGGAAACCTGAGCATAGAATCCAAAACAACGATGTGTTCATAGAGCAAATAAAGCACTACAAAAGTGAGAACATGCCTATGATCAATCACATTGCTAAAAAACTAGAAACAAAGAACAAGAAAGTTATCTCATTAATGGTTAAAGAATATGAGATCAAGAAAGCAGGTTCTTTATATGCACGTGCTAAAACTGCTAAGTCAGGTGCGATCGATACATTAAAACTTGCTAAGTATCAAATCGTAGAAGATATGTTCAAGAGAGCAACTATCATACCAGAAGGCAAGAGTCATGGTATCGTATGTTATATCGATTGGTCTGGTTCTATGGATAAAGTTGCCTATTCTGCATTAGAGCAAGCATACATCGTAGCAAAGTTCTGTAGACAAGTTGGCATACCACATAGAATATTCTTATTCACAAGTCACAGTAATTATGACTATGACTCTGAGAATCAAATATACATCGAGGGTGGTCATGGACATATGATTGAAGTCTACCACAACAGACAAACTCTTAAACAATTTAATGATTCGAATCTTGTTCTAAGTGCATTGATTGCTTATTCATGCCAAACAGATTTTTGGAATGCGAACAAAGCAATGAGAAACGATTTCATGAATGATTATGCACCTCTATTAGAATACTATGAGAATTATGATCAACGATATGATGGTTGGATAATCTTAAATGAGTTGTTCCCATACCCACCAACCAAATTAAGAATGGGTGGTACACCATTGAATGGTTTACTTCATACTGCTAGATACTTACTTAGAGAGCAAAAATCTCAGTACAATCTAGACTTTCAAAATCTAATCCTTGTGACCGATGGTTTCTCAAACAGATTAGATTTACCTGAAAATAATGATAACAACTATCGTAGTTATCAACCTAGAGGTTCTCAAAGAACCATGTTCACAGATCCTTTCACTAAAAGAGGGTACAACCTAAGATTAGCAGGTGATGGGTTGACTGGAACTATGGGTATGGTTGATTATGTAAAGCAAGAAACAGGTGCTTCTATAACAGGATATTTTATCGTCAGAAACAAAAGAGATTTTCATGACTTTTACTGGCATATTGGCTGGACATTTGAGAGAACAATGTCAAGAGTTTTTGAAAGAGCAAACCCATCCGAAGAAAAATGGGCAGAATGTAACAAACAAGGTGGTGTCAACTTTACAGGCACAACCTTTGACAAATTACTCTTTGTCAAAAGTATCCATGCAACAGGAGATGATACTTTAGATGAGGGGTTAGTGGGTGCTACGAGAGGAAAACTAAAGACTGCCTTTAGTAAGAATGCTGGTAGCAAAATTAAATCGAGGTTCATAGTGAACCAAATGATCGAGGGATTACAAATATGAGAACTTTAACGATAGAACCAAATTGGCAGGATGAGATTCCAAGTGTTAATCTAAATGATGCCATATACAATGTGGGTCCATCCCCATGTGATAAATGTGATAGATCTAAACTCTGTAAAGAGGAAGAAGTAGAATGTAAAGCATTTAGAGTTTGGGTGAACAATGGTGACAAATGGAACCCATTAAAGGTAGGACACTTGTTAAAAGCAATTAAATGATAACAATCGTAGGATCAAGCAAAGGTGTAGGCAAACTCTTTCATGAGTATTTGCTTTCAGCATTTCTGCAAGATGTACCCATTAACCTTATCTCAAGATCAGAGGGTTATAATCTGAATGATAATAAAGAGTACAAACATGTAGTAGACCTTTGCTCAGAATCTGATATTGTTTTTAATAATGCACCTGCTATCTTTCAATTAGATCTAGTGTATGATGCTATTTACAATGTAGAACACTACACACCCAAAGATTGGTTGCATGTGGGCACACAAATGACTGATATTATTGACGATGCTGAACTTGGAGGAATAGACTACATTACTAAGAAACAAGAATTTGCTGATTTCATTAGACAAGAGATAAACAAGTATGGATTGGATAGTGTTCATTCTGAAAGTTTAAACAGGCATTGTTTATTATCATTGGGTGCAGTAGAAACAAATCAGATAGACAAACTTTTCAATAGACTGGACATTGCTATGATTAATAGAGAATACATGTTCAAATTATTTGACTTTATACTAGATACTCCACCTGAGTATTGCTTAGGTGAGATTAGACTAGTACCAGATCAATACATTAGTCCTGAATGTAATAAGGACTTTGAGTTCAAAAGGCATTTACAAAAGTATACAAAATGACTTTACGACACCCATCGTTTTTTTATATACTAGTATAATAATAAGAGGAGAAATTATGCAAAATCTATATTACCCAAATGGTAACGAGTTCAAAATGACGGATTCTCGTGCCGAAGTGCTTGCGGATCTTAAATCTAAGTTCCCTGAGCAAACACAATTCACGAAGGAAGAATTCCTTCAAGCAGTTGATTCAATTCCAGGATGGGCACAGCATGGTCCACATGGATTTCGTAATGGGAATAACTACGACTTGACCACCTTGCTTTCCCCAGCAAGTAAAGTCGTTCCCATTACTCCAGAGGTTGTACAGCAACCTGTAAATGTACTAGAGGATGATGTATCCTTAGTTCCTACCAAAATGACCAACTTTGTTCCTTTTGGTAATTTCAAAGATATCAAACAGATCGTATCCTCTGGGATTTTCTTCCCAGTGTTCATTACTGGTCTGTCTGGTAACGGAAAGACTCTTATGGTCGAGCAAGTATGTGCTCAACTCAAGAGAGAGATGTTCCGTGTTAACATTACTGTAGAGACTGATGAGGATGATCTTATTGGTGGTCACACTTTGGTTGATGGCAACCTACAGTATAGAGAAGGACCAGTTCTCAAAGCAATGAGAAAAGGTGCAGTTCTATTACTTGACGAAGTTGACTTGGGTGGTAACAAACTGATGTGTTTACAATCCATCCTAGAAGGCAAAGGATATCTCATCAAAAAGACTGGTGAGTATATTTTCCCTGCTCCAGGATTTACAATCATTGCGACTGCCAATACTAAAGGGCAAGGCAACGAAGATGGTAAGTTCATCGGAACTCAAATCATGAACGAGGCAATGCTAGAAAGATTTGCTGTCACTGTAGAGCAAACCTATCCTAATGTTTCAGTAGAGAAAACCATCCTACAAAAAGAGATGGCACTATCAGGCGAAGTCGATGGTGAGTTTGTTCAGAAACTCACCGATTGGGCAGATGTAATTCGTAGAACTTACATGGATGGTGCGATTGAAGAAGTGATATCTACTCGCAGACTAGTTCATATTGTTAGAGCATTTAGAATGTTCAATGACAAAATGAAATCCATCGCGATGTGTCTTAATCGTTTCGATAATGAGACGAGAGATTCTTTTCTAGACCTTTACACCAAAATAGATGAGAATGCTTTAGAAGGTGAAGATAATATCGTTGATGAGATACTTTCTGAGGAATACAGTGAGCAAAATTAATTACTCAGTGCTAGAGTCCTGGATCGACAAACAAGTCGATTCAGGCACGACTTTCAAAAATAAAGTACAGGCAGGACGACAATTCATTGAAGATGCCAATCCTAAGTTTGATATATTAGTTGATTATGGTAGAGGTGAAGTTCTCAGGTCAACTCCTCGAATCAAAACTCTTTTTGATAAGGTGACCAACTCATCTCTAACCAAATCTAATGTTCACCCTGCCGATAGGGATGAAGAATGGTTAGATAGAATACAAAACATGGCAGTGGTAGCAGAATCGAATTACTTGTTTGATACAACCTTTGATCCTAACAATGCTATGCACTGTTCTTTTGCCAGAACATTTTCTGAGTATGGTTCAGGTGGTAAAGCACTAGAGAAACCACTGGCAATGTATTTTGACTGGACAGATGATGTAGAGATACATGGTCACGATTCTATAGATGATCAAGGAATACCTGTAGAGCAGAAGTCAGAAACAGCAACTAGAAAGAGTTCTGGATACTTCTGTGGTAATTGTTCATGGGGGCAAGAAACCGAAAAGACTTCATCCTTAGATAGGATTAAGAAGTATGACAGGGATAATCCTTGGATTTGTATGTCAGGTAGAGATCCTGTCACTGGTCAAGCCATATATGTGTTTAGAGTTAGATGGTCAGATATGAAAGAGTACCTGTTAGAACAGTTCGAAGCAAAAGCACCAAGACTGAGGAGTAATCACTGGATGTCTATTCCGACCGAAAAAGTGGAAGGATTGTACTGTTCTGTGCCATTAATGTACATAAATCGTGTAGAAAGGAACAATTTTAACACGGAATTTTTCAAGTGGGTAGTAAACGATGTATTTAATCTCAAAACCACCTTTACAGAATATACAACAAGTCTTATACTATGATTATGGGTTTGTTTAAGAAAAGAGATGATGGGTTTTTGCCCGATAAATCAAAATACAAATACAGTGAAGATATGATCATTGCGGAATTGTTAGGATATGTCAACAAGACTTACAATGAACATTACTCACTCAACAAGTTTCAAGCGACCGAGTTTATTATTGACTCTGGTCATGGGGAAGGTTTCTGTATGGGCAATATTATGAAATATGCTCAACGATATGGAAAGAAAGATGGTAAGAATAGAAAGGATCTATTCAAAGTCTTACATTATGCCATAATGGCTGTTCACAATCACGATCTTACACTGGGAGGTAAAGATGAAAATAAGTGAAAACACTAGAGATATTTTAAAGAATTTCTCTACTATCAACTCTGGGATAGTCGTTAAAGAAGGGAATACTTTCAGAACAATCTCTGCTATGAAAAACATCATGGCAAAGGCAACTGTTTCTGAAGAGTTTTCTGACTTTGCAATCTACGACCTCTCAGAATTTTTGGGTGCGATATCATTGTTTAATGATGCGGACTTTGACTTTGGTAACTCTTCAGTAGTGATATCCGATGCTAATTCTAGCATGGTTTATTTCTTTGCTGCAGAGAACACAGTTATATCACCACAAAAGGATATCTCGTTCCCTGAACCTGAGATTACCTTTACTCTAACACAGCAAGTTAGAAATGCTGTTGAAAAAGCATCAGCAGTATTAGGTGTCAGTGATTTGATTCTAGAATCAGATGGAACTGTAGTCAGATTATCTGTAAGAGATAAAAAGAATACTACATCTAATGTGTTCAGTAGAATCGTTGCCGATGGTGATGGGACTAAATACAAAATGAATTTTAAGATGGAGAATCTTAAACTGTTGAATGGAGATTACAATGTGTTTGTATCCAGCAAAAACATTTCACAGTTCAAGCATACTGAGAGTGATCTTGAATACTTTATAGCATTGGAACCAGATTCTAAATATAATGCTTAAAAAAGAGTCAGACATTTCAAATGTCTGACTCAGAGTCAGACATTTGTTTGACTCGGGAGATGTCCTCCTCTTATCCGTCCTCTGGGCAGGCATCGCGAACTAATTGGTGGGGATTAGTTCACTCTTTACTCGGGAGAATATTATGAATGAATTTTTATGGGTTGAAAAGTATAGACCAACCTCGTTTGATGATATCGTATTAGACCCGTTA